GTGTTACTCTGAATTTTCTTTCCTTTATTCCAAGCTTTTCTACCTTTAAGTTTTGCTTTAATCTCTTTTGATAATTTTCTACCAGTCAATTTTTTACTAATTCTTTTCTTCATGTCTTCGGTCATAGGTATTCCTTTATTCCATGCGATTTGACCTTTCTTTCCTTTCTTTGCTGAAGGTTTACCTATATGAGAATCACTCATTCTTTTTAAAACTTCTTTAGAGTAAATTCCTGTCTTACCTTTGTTCCAAGGAATTTGGCCTTTTTTACTGGCATGCTATTTCTTTCTTTCTTCAGGAGTATGTTCTTTTACTGTATCTGCTATAATAAATAGTTTATTTAAAACCTTACCGATTCCTTCTTCTTCAATACGTTCTTTAAACTGTCCCCAAATAACAGTTTGGAGTTTGAATTTATTTACCACTTCTGAATTTAATACTTGATACAATTCAAAAGAGGAATAATTTTCAATCATTAACTTTGGGATAACACCATATCTCTTTTCACACACCTTACAATTGGGTTCAAAGGCTTCATCCTCCTCCATATCCTGGTAACACTTCTCACAGGATACTTTAGGATATATCATTTTGAAGCTGATGAAGCTTTCGAGTTTTTTAGTTCTTCTTCATTTTGTTTCTCGTCTACAAAGTTATTAATATCTTGTGCAAAATCCATTATAAAATTTGCATGAGCACCAGATTTATCTGCTAATAATTTTTTATGTACCTTAGTACATTCAAGAGGAGTTTGTTTTCCTGTATTATCTGTAGTAACAACACCTTTCCAATCTTCTACCATCATATCCCAAAGATCAGCATCCCATTTCTCATTATCTGTTTTAGACATTTCTATTTCCTGCCTAACTCCACCTCTCATTTTTGTCTTAACATATTTATTTCTTGATTTTCTAATTGATTCTGGACTTGCAAAACGAATTTTGAAACTTACATCTTCATCATATTCAGCCCAAATACCTTCTCCTCCTACAGATAAATCTAACAACATAAAGTTTATCTCCTTTTAAAACATTAATAAAAAGCTCCCCATATTTCAGGGGAGCCATAAAGACTTATGCTAAAGCATTTGATTGTAAAACTGAGAATAATTCTATTCTCAAACTTTCTGTAAAACTACCTCTTGATTCTTCATTTGCTCCTGCACCATTTGACAGATTACCATTACCATCCATCCCATCTCTTGCTGCTTCTGCTTTCTTAGCTGTAAAACTAAAAGGTGCTGGTACTTTACTAAACCCACTAACAGGTCTTTGTGCGTCAGATATCTGAACAGCTGGCATGAACATTTCAAAAGCGTAGTAATAAGGTTGATTCCCACCTACTTGAATTTGATCAGTTGCTCTTGCTCTTGCGTCCATCTTTAAAACCTGTCCTGATATAAACCAATTCTCAATACTTAAAGTTTCAGCTGCATCAAATTTTGGTATTTCAAATGATCCTGTTATTTCTCTTGCGGCATCTCTTAAAGGTTCATCAACATAAGGAGCATTCAATGAAGTCAAATCTCCAACCAAGCTGTTGTTTAATGTAAGTGAAAAACTTGTTGGATAAAACTGCTCATCACCTGTTAATGCACCATCTGTATCTACTCCTATCCTGAATTGAAAATCTTCAAACCTGATAAACTTCTTTGGTGTTGCTACTGTTGCTGCTGCCAATGAAGTTGTAGTCGTACCTGAATTTCTTAAACGTCTTGCTATAACATCAAAACTAACTTTAACAAATTCCCCAGCTGCTCCTGTAATTGTCATACCATTGATTTTTACAGAATCATATTCATGAATAGCAGTAGATCCACTATCACCAAACTTATCAATAGCAAGTGAAACAAAATATCCTTCAAGATCATCTCCTAATCTATATGAAGCATAATAAGCATAAGGCTTATCTCCAAGCATACCCAATGGTGTTACTGGAGTATCAGCTCTGCCCATTGCCATTGCCATCATTGTGGCAAGAACTGGACTTGAATATTGGAAGTTCGTTTCAATAGTACCTGTTACAGTTTGAGAACTTGTAAGACCTGTCCCCTGATCTGCCGTACCTGTTAATGATTCATCTGTTAAAAGGTTGGATGAAAAGACCAAAGCTTCACTTAATATTTCAATGCCTTGATTTGCTACATTGGTATCAATTGCAGTTCCCCAAGTAGCACCCTTTCTTATTCCAATCTTCGTCAAATATCCTTTTGCGATTGGCATTAGTATTTCCTCCTAAATCTCTTCTTACTTTTAGGCTTTAATGAGTCTTTACTTGACTCTTCATCAGATATATCTAAATCTGCTTTATGTTTCTTTTCTGGGTTATCCTGTCCTGTATAAGGAACAACCAATCCTTCACGAATAAGTCTTTCTGCCATTTTATCCTCATACCTATTTTTTCCTGGTCGTATACCACCAGCCTGAGCATGGTTTGTAGCTCTATCATTCGGAAACCAGACTTCGATCATCGTTGCCATCTTAGTTCCTCCCAAACATTGTTAATATAAAAATCTTCATCTTTAATTTAATCTTTGTTAAAAAAATCAATAAAGAAATGTAATTTCTTTTTAGGCACATAATTTTTTAGTTATGATAATACCTTTAGTAAAAAATAATTCCCAAGAATCTCTATTAAAATTAGTTTTTATGTGACATTTAACACATAAAGTAATTAAATTTTTAGGATCATTATTTTGCTTATTATAATCAATGTGGTGGACACAATGTTTAAGTTTTTCTTCTTTTTCACCACACAATTGACAAGTATAATTATCTCTTTCTTTAATAGATTTTTTTAATTCTTTTGTAAAATTAAAAGAATAAGGTAGTTTTGAAATACCTCCTTGCCAATTATAATTATTTTTTCCTCTAATCTTGTCTTTAGATTTTTCATACATCGCAATACCTTTATTCCAACTCTTATGTCCTTTTAAAGCAATGCTAAGTTTTTTTCTTGTTTCAATAGAAACAATCTTTCCTCTATTGCCATCACCTATTTTCTTTTTATGTTCTTCAGAATGCCTTTTACCTATTTTCCCAAGACTCATTTTCTTTCGTGTTTCTTCTGTGATTTTTTGACCTTTACGCATCTTTAAATAATATCCTTATAAGTTTCTGAGCCATTAATTTTATAGAATACTGTTTCTCTATAAATTTTCTAACTTCTTTACTATGATTTTTTATTTCATCATAAAACTCGTAAACATAATGTAATTTTTCAATCAAATCATATTCTTTTACATTAGGTGCTTCTGTTTTTACACCATAGTCAGCTTTTACAAGTCCATAATCTAAAGGGATAGCAGTCTCCTCATTTATAAATCCCTCCATCCCTCCTATTGAAGGAGCCATACAAATAAGTCCAGATGCCATAGCTTCTAATGCTGGCAATCCAGTTGCTTCCCCTCTGCTGGGAAAAACAAATACATGGTTGTCTTTATATAAATCCAACATATCTGCTAAAGCTAATCTTCTGGAATCAAAAACTACATTATCAGTAAGATTGTAAACTTCTTGCTTCCCTTTCCCATTTGTCTTTAAATAAAGTCGGACATCTTTTCTATTACCAAAAGCCTTTTGAAAAGCACTTGCTACAATGTCCCACCCTTTACGAATAGATGTTTGACCTATCCACAAAAAATTTAAAGTTTCTTTTCTTTCTTTTTTCTCATATTTAAAAATATCTAAATCTATTCCTTGGACACAAACATGTATCGGTTTCTTTACACCGTTCTTTTTAAAAACCTTTTTATTATGCTCACACACAGCAATGACCTCATCTGCTTCATCTATCTTCTTTATCAGTGACGGATGTATATCATTAGCTTCGTGAGTGGGCATAATAAAACTCTTTTCAGTTTGCCTATTGTATAAATGAGCTGATAAGTGCTGTAGTTCAATACTTGCTTTGTGTACAATATCAACTCCTTGTCCTTCTAATGCTTTCCTTATGGTTCTTTGACCTGAACTAAATCCCATGCACTCATTTGCAAAATGATTAAACTCAAGAAATTTTAATCGCATAAAATAAAAAACCCGAATCCAATACAGTTAATGAAATGGATGAAACTATGGGAAACATCCACTCCCTGTACCAAATTCGGGTTTATCCCTTTTACTAATTTTTATACTGCTATTTCTAAAGTGCTTTCAATAAACTTCAATTCACCATGTCTTACAATAAATCTGTAATCAATTGGATTATCGTATTTCTTGGCAATCATTGCAATGTCATCAAGAACCTTCTCTAACACAATACCTGTACGACTCATCTGACTTTGATCAGTCATAAATTTTAAATTGCAATAAATTACATCATCACCATTAACCCAACGATAATCAACGAATCCTGTAGGCAAATCTTCATTTAATTTTTCAATATGTTTTAAAACCTTTTTAAATTTTTCCATTATTTTTATTATATTATAGAAACCCATTTTTATAAATAAGTATTTACTGTGTTCCAGAATATAACTGGTTGTAATTCTAACCAATCTTCTAATTTTTTCCTGTCTAACAATTTGATTTCTGGGTAAGAATACATACCTACTTTTTCATTCACTATCATATTACAACCCGATAAAAATGCTTCCATACAAGACCGCCCAAATGCTTCTATCTTATCTGGGAGATGGATGAAATTTTTATATGTTGGATAGATATCACGAAGTTCCATAGCGTTACACTCAAACAAATACACACCATATTCTGATTCTTCTATTTGTTCAATTATGTGGTCATTCCCTTTACCATAAAAAGCGACCCTTCTATTATTATTTCTTGCCCAAAGTAACACATCTTCTATCCCCTTATGGTGTTGGATATTACCAACCCAACAAACATCTAATTCTCTATCATCTTGTTCAATTCTATAATAAAATCTTTTATCAAAATAAGGAGCAATACAACAATTATTATCATACACTCCCGCACCAAACTTTTTATAAAATTCTTCTCTATGCAAAGGAGAAAGAAATATATTGATTTCTGCTCTTCTTGCTAATTGCCTAAATAAATTGTCATGAGGTGTGTCAATGATATCTCTGTGAGCAAGGATATATTTCTTTGTATCTATTATGAAGTTTAATTGAATAGGAGTGAGTCTGCGGAAGTTGTTTATTATATATAAATCACAATCTGTTTTAAAATCTTTACCACCTATAATTTTGTGGATCTTTATATCGGAAGGAGCTTTAAAGATTAAATATCTTTCTGAATCTTCAGCACCACCGTAAGTGGCAAAGTCAGACAACCACCCTACAGTTTTCATAAACACACAACTTTTAAATTAAATCCTATCATTTTAGAAAAAATCTTAACCCATTGGTCTCTTTTATAATTTGTCCGTATGTGACAATTATTACACAATGTTATCAAATTCATAGGATCATTATTCTCCTTATTATAGTCTATATGATGAACAGCATGCTTTTTATTTTTCTGCCCCCTACCACATAACCTACAACAATAATTATCTCTTTGTCTAATAGATTCTTTTAAAGTGTCTGTCCAATCATAACCATAAGGATTATTATTTTTTCCTCCCTGCCAATTAGATCCTTTTTCTCCTCTTTGGGCTAAACTCATTTTTAATTTAGTTTCTTCTGAAGCCTTCCTGCCTTTTAAAAACAAACTCATCTTCTTTTTATACTCCTCGGAATATTTTCTTCCTTTATTAGCCCTACTTATTTTTATTTTAGTTTCATCTGTTGTTATTCTACCTTTTTGAAATAAACTTATCTTTCTTTTAGTTTCTTCTGAACGCTTTTTTCCTTTATTTTTACCTAAATTCGATATACTTATTTTCTTTTTAGTACAATCTGATTGTGTTTTATTTTTTCTATTATGGCCATTCAAGTAATCAAAATATTTATGTTTATTTTTACTCCAATTAGTAAACTCTCCGCAACCACATTTACAATATTTTTTTAAACTTTTTAAATATCTTCCCATATCTCTCAAATCACTTACCATCATGCCGTACCAGCATCTGTGCCTACATGTTCATATTCAACTTCTACATTCATTTTAAAAATAGCATCTGGGTGAAGCACTCCTTCGTCTGTCTCAACAGATGTTACTCTTGCTATAATGTTAGCAGTTGAAGTCCAAAAAGTACTTGTTGAATCTAAAACTATATCTTTAACATCCGCTATTAAATTATTCAATTGGGTTGATGCTACAATAGGAGTTTTCGCATCTTTATTAAATCTAACATATCCATAAATGACTATGTTAAACAATCCTTGAGCTTGTCTGTTAGTTAACAATATCACATTCTCTGTACCATCAGCTACAAACAAAGCAGGAAAGTTATCATCATCCATCTCAGCTGGGTCTTTCAAGCTTCTTGTTATGTTCTTATTTGGGACATTTGATCTAAAACTATTTGCTACATCTATAGTTTGTAAATCAACTATCAAATTATTCAAAATAGTTTCACGAAACGGAGTTGTTGTGCTCACCTGAAGTACCTCCTATGTTTGAATTAGAAATAATTTTAAACCCTGAATTACGCATTTTAATAAACAAATCTTTCCATTTTTCTCTATTAAAATTTGTTTTTTGGTGGCAAGGTTGGCAGAGTGTTATTAAATTAACAGGGTCATTATTTTGTTTATTATAATCTATATGATGAACAGAGTGCTTTTTTCCGTTTTCTTTTTTACTGCATAGTCTACATCTATAATCATCTCTTTCTCTTATGAGTTCTTTTAATTTTTCATTAAATTTCAACCCATATGGCTCAAAAGATTTTCCTCCTTGCCATTGAGGATTCTTAACACCTTTTCTTGCTAAACTAAGTTTTAATCTGTGTTCTTTAGAAAATTTCATACCAGACTTAGCTTTACCTAATTTCTTTTTGGTTTCTTCTGACATAGGAACACCTTTATTCCAAGCAGTCATACCTTTCAATTTATCACTCATTTTCTTTTTGGCTTCTGAAGTGTGCTTATTCCCGTAATTTCTACTATTAATTCCAGTTTTGCCATACATACTATCACTTATCTTTTTTCTATGTTCTTCTGATAATTTTTTGCCTGTATGAGCAATACTAAGTTTTAATTTTGTTTCTTCTGTATGATTCCATTTATTTCCTTTGTTGGCAGCACTTATTTTCTTTTTAGTTTCTTCTGAGTGCTTCGTTCCAATCTTCAATTTATTTCTTCTCCTTCATATCAAGTTTATTCATTTCTTTTTTTATTGTTCTTCTCAAAAACGGTATATTCTTTTCTATAGCTGGTCTTAAATATGATCTTCTTGGTATCGTTACTTGCTTCTTTAAGCTAAACAAAGGTCTTATTCCAGAACCAGTCTTTTGAAAAATTATATCCTTTGCGATAAATGTGTCTTTGAAATCTCTTGCAAAACCTTTAATCCCAGGAAAAGGTATCGTCAAAAACTTACCTTTTTTTGGTCGTATGATACCACCTAAT